GGCCCACGATGGGGATGGTGGGTGTCATCTCTTCCTGGACAACTGGCCCCTGGTCGGGGTGGACAATCTATCGGTGGGCTTCGCGGCCTCATGCACGGTCACGTACACAGGTACAGGCACACACGCGACTGTGGAGGTCCGGAGCGACCGTGTACGCCTCCGACACGCCGAGGTCGGTGTCTGGACCGCCACCGAGTTCCTCTTCTCGTCCTACGCAACCCTGACCCTCCTGGCCGCCGCTATCGAGGCCGTCAGTGGATGGGGGACCAGCGTGGTCTCCGGATACGGGAACTATCCGGTGACCGAGGTCCTGGCCAGACCGGCCAGAAGCGCCTTGAACCGGGCCGTGGATTTTGAAGTCCCTGACGAGTGTGAGACCGAGTACGAGATCTTCAACTCACCGAAGGCGGTCGTCTTTTCATCCTATGGGTTCACCGGGGGGACCAAGAACGTCTTCGTCACTTACACGGCCGGGTACTTGCGGAGCGAGATCCCTGAACCCCTTCGGTCGGCGTGTTCGGAACTCACCGCCCTGGTCTTCCGCCAAGCCAAGCGGGATATGACGATGTTGGAGGAGGATATCGGCGACTACCGGTACAAGGCCGTGGCGTCCGTCAAGGCCGTCTACGAGACTTCGATGTTGCCCCTGAAGACTCAACCCTATTCCCGGCCCATGATTTACGGAGCGTGATCCATGAGCGTCCGATCTCTATGCAACAAGACGGCTACGGTGAACTCGAAGACCCGGTCCGTCCGGAACGAGTACGGTGGTTGGGTTGAGACCGACACCGCCAAGTTCACGGATATGCCGATTCGGATTGCGCCCATTAAGGGTGATGAACACCGCCTATACAACATGGAACGGACTGTGGTGACCAACAAAGGTTTCGTTCCTCTCGACGGGACCGACTACTCCACGATTTCTAGGGATGATGAAATTGTGGTTGACGGGATCACCTACGAGATCCACGTCGTGCGAAACATCGACTTGATGGGGTCCCACTTGGAGATCATGCTCCGACAGGTGGATCCCGAGGTGACTTGATATGCCTTATGTGTGGTACGGAAAAAAGGTGAAATGGGAGATCCTCGATTGGACCAGGAAACGTTTGATTGAGGCGGCTTTCCTGTATGAACAGACCATCAAACTCTCCATGAAGAAGGGAGGCCGGACAGAATCCGGCTTTGCGCGGCCCCGCCGGGGGACTAAACGAACCATGGAGGATCCCCTTTCCGGGAAGAAGGTCGGGAAGATTAACTCCCACCGGTCCAAGCCGGGAGAGGTTCCTCGTGTCCAGACAGGCCGTCTTCGGCGGTCGATCACAACGTGGTTTCACCCTAAACTCCCGATTGCTAGGGTGGGAACTAATGTGAAGTATGCGAAACCCTTGGAACTGGGAACCCGGCGAATGAAACCCAGGCCCTTCATGCGTCCGGCTCTGATGAAAGTGAAAGGTAAGATCGTGGCCATGTTTGCCAAGGGAAAAAAGTAAAGTTTGGATCTCCCCAGGCCGATTACTTGGATAGGAAAACATGCTTCAACAGATACTGAAGATCATCCCGGCAACGATCAACGCCGACAGTGACTTGTCGGCCACACTGTCGTCTGATGTCTACTTCGACGAGGTTCCCCCGGACGGAACGGTGGGGATGCCCTATATCACGTATCACGTTGTGGGTGGGCCTTCCCCGATGATGGTGTTCGACCCGAACACGTCGTGGGATGAAGTCCTGGTCCAGGTCTCGATCTTCGAGGATACGCTACACAATCCGGCGGCCATCGAGATCATCGCCAGTGATGTTGATCTTCTCTTCCACCGCCAGATTTTGTCGTTTGATGGCGCAACCCACGTCGGTTGTGTCCGTTCAGGTGGGACCGGCCCGACCCGCCTGGATGATTGTTGGCAACGGACCATTGATTACACCATCGAACTTCTCTAGGAGGCGTGCAAAATGGCGGCAGTAAAAGGCTATACCGGACAGGTTGACCTCGGATTGGTTGTGGACTCGGATGTGGCCTACGCCACACACTCGTGGTCACTGAACCTCTCCGCTGAAACCAACGACATTACCGACTTCACCACCACCGGGTGGCGGAAGTTCCTGGCCGGACTCAAAGGCTGGGACGGCAGCGTGGAACTCTACGTGGATTCGACCAATATGATCCAGCCCTCCGATGTCGGGAGCGAGGTCACCGGCCGGTTCTACTTTAACGCCACCAACGGCCTGTCCGGCCTGTGTTTGATCACCGGCTGGAACCCGTCGGTCGGCGTCGAGGGCGTCGAGACCCAGACCCTGAACATCCAGGGATCGTCGGATCTGACGTACTTCTAAACCACTCTGGCCCCTTGACACAGGAGGTGGTCACATGACCGCGCTCAAAGGATATGTAGGGGCGTTCTATATTGTCAGTGATGCGTCGGTCTACTCCGACATCTCGGCCGAAGCAGTAGGTACGGGAACGGGAGCGGCCACCGACTTCGCACTGGTGAACGAGAACGTCGAGGACGACCCCGATCTCCTGACCGTGGCGGTCAGTGGGGTCAGCCAACAAAGGGGCGCGGACTTCACGTTCTCGCCCGACGGCCGGATCGTATTCTCCACGGCCCCAACCAGTGACTATCTCGTGACGGCGGACTACCGGTATTACCCCAACATGATTCAGGCCGGTGGGTTCTACAGTTGGGCCTTCGAGGTTTCCTCCGAGACCCTTGACGACACCGACTTCTCCACCACCGGATGGCGGTCGTTCTGCGCCGGTCTCAAGGGTTGGACTGGGTCGGCCGAGAGGCATTGGTCCACCCTGGTCACGTCGGACTTCATAACCATGGTCGGCAGTAAGACCATCGTCAAGTTCTTCCTGGACGAGGGCAACGTGAAGTACTACACCGGCTGGGCGCAGGTCACGGGTGTGAACCCGTCCACCTCCGTCGAGGCCTTGGTCGAAGAACCCCTGACGCTACAGGGGACGGAGTTGATGCGAGGCGTCGGGACGTAACCCTGGACCTCCCAACCTTAGGAGAGGATGACGATGTCGAAGACAAGCAACAACCTGGACGAGGCCCTCGGCCGTGAACTGGAAGTGGAACTCGGTGGGAACGTGTACAAGATGAGTCCCTTGACTATGGGGGACTGGAAGGACTTCCGGGGCCATGTCCGGGGTCAGCGGATCAGGGCTGCCTTGGAGGGAGTCGGTGATACCCTGGACGCCGAAGACAAGAGATCCATTGTGGTCCAGTTGTCGTCGGCGGTGATCACTGAGTTCGAGCAGGCGCAAGAGTTCCTCACTCCGGAGGGGATCTCGTACATGTTGTGGAGATCCATCCGCCGGAACCATCCGGAGGTGACATGGTCCCAGATCGAAGAGGTCGTGGCCGACGAGGATCTCGACAAGTTGATGGCCCTCCAGGAGGGCCTGAACGTGGATCTCGAAGAGGACGGTGATGAGGCGGACCCTCCGGAGGGGGAGACACCTTCCGGTGGGACTATTGCGTCTCCCTCCTCCAGTGGCACTACAAGTTCTCCCTCCAAGACATCCTCGACCTGACTCCGTCCCAGTTCAGGATCAGGTTGGGTGATGTGTTCGAGATTCTCTCACACATGAACTCGCCCGACGGCAAAGGCCGAATCGTGAAGGAGGACCGGCGGAAGATCGCGGCCAAGATCGCGGACAAAGGAATCAGACCCCCGGTGTTCATTCCAGGCTAGTAGGAGTTTCCCATGGCGTCGAAGTTGACCGAGTTGTATGTTCAGTTCTCGACCAAAGGACTGGCCCGTGTCCAGGGCGCGATGGGCAAACTTCACGCCAACATGAAGACCATCAGCGCGGGGGCCGATCAGATTGGGCGACACACCAAGAGGGCGCTTATGGCCGTTGGTGGGTTCGCGGCCTTGGCCATCCGTGAGGCGGCTAAGTTCGAGGCCCAGTTGGCCGAAGTCAACACCATGTTGGACAAGGGGTCGATGCACCACCTCGCCAATTACGAGAAGGGCCTTCGTCGGTTGGCCACCACCTACGGCGAGTCCACCCAGACCCTGGCCAAGGGTCTGTACGACATTCTCTCGGCCTCGGTCGAACCGGGTAAGGCTATGCAAGTCCTGGAGGTCTCAACCAGAGCGGCCGCCGGTGGACTGACCGACACTGGTGTGGCGGCCGACGCCATCACCACCATCCTCAACGCCTACGGCATGAACGCGGCCGAGGCCGGGGACATCTCCGACAAACTCTTCGCCACCGTCAAGCGGGGTAAGATCACGTTCGGCCAGTTGGCCTCCTCCATCGGTAAGGTTGCGGCCACCGGCAACATGGCGGGTCTTAGCTTGGAGGAACTCTTGGCCTCGGTCAGTACCATCACACGCGCGGGCATCTCGGCCGATCAGGCGATGACGGCCATCCAGGGAACTCTTCGTTCGTTCTTGAAACCCGCCACCGAGGCCAAGAAGGTCTTCAAGGAATTGTATGGACGAGAGATGAATGTTGCCACCCTGAGGGCCGAAGGCCTACAGAAGATACTCCTCGGACTGAAGGACGCCACCGCGCAGCAAGTGGCGGCCATGTTTCCGAACATTAGAGGGTTGAAGGGCGTAGCGGCGGCCATGGGTGACGCGGCCGGGCTGGCCACGGATCTCACCATGCAAATGAACGCCGGAGGGATGGCCACCGACGCCTTCCGTAAACGGCAACAGACATTGTCCTTCCAGTTAAACCGAGTGAAACAGGGCTTCTTTGAGATCCTCCGGGCCGTGGGTAAAGCGTTGATGCCGGAGATGAGAGAGTTCTCAGACTGGATGTTGAGCCTCACGCGCGCCATCGCCAGGAATGCGGACAAGATCGCGGCTTGGATCAAGAAGATCGTCATGGTCGGGATCAAGGTCTTGGCCGTGGTTGGGACCATCAAACTGATCACCGCCGCCCTGGGTGTGTTGAATTCCGTCATGCAGGGATCTCCGATTGGAATCATCCTCCGGATCGCCGCCGCCGTTGCGATCTCGATGGGGGCGTGGAGCGCGTTCGACGGGATCATGGGAGACGTAAAGAAGGGAATGGATGGGTTCATTGAGTCATCCAGAACTCTGACCGACATCATGGAAGACCAGCGGGAGGCGATGGAGTCGGGACAGGCCGAGTCCCGTGGAATGGTGGATGAGTTGGAGTCCATCATCAACAGCGAGGACCGGTCCTACACCGCGCACGCGAGGGTGTCCGAGATCATTTCAGAACTCTCGATGAAGTATCCCAAGTTGGCTAGTATCTTAAGCCGGTTGACGGGGGACCAGGAGGCGCAGACGAACGCCGTCAAGGACTACAGCAAGGCCCTCGTGGAACAACAACGGCAAGAAGCCCAGGCCCTTCGGAAGAAGGAACTGGGTCAGGCCCAGGATCAGTACACAAAAGTCCAACGGCGTCGAGGTTCTATTGACAAGGACATCGAGAAGTTCACAGCGATGGAGGTCAAGCGGCGGGCCGCAAGGACTTTGTACGCCGGGAGGGTTGCGAAACAATCTACCTTTGGGACCAATATGGGGGATGCTTGGTCGGCCGTGGGTGGAGAGTCCGAGACCGGGAAGTACAGGAAGGCCAAGAAGGACCACATCTACGCCAAACAAAGGTTGAAGGAACTCCATGAGGAGAAGAAGAAACTTGGGAGACAAGCGGGGGAATCCCAGGGCGTCTTCGACAAGTACAACAAACAGGACGCGATGGAGCGTGAGGCCGAGAAGTCCCGCGCGAAACGCAAGAAGGATCTGGCCACTAGGGTCTCCAAAGATACTACACGCGAGGAAGCCGAGGCAGCCAAGAAACTCGCGGACGAGCGTGGGAAGAACAACCTAAAGGCGAACGTTGCCCTTGTCAAGTCTGAATGGAATGGTGTCGAAGACAAACACAAACGGGAACTCGGTCTGATGAAGGTCCGCCACTTCGAGGAGAAGAAGTCCGCCGAGAAGTTGAACGTGGACATGGGCATCATCAAGAAGCGTCAGGCCGTCGAGATCGCCAACCTTGAAGCGAGGACGGCCGAGGAGAACGCCAAGAAAGCGGAGCGCCTGGCGGATCACAAACAAGGTAAGTCCCGATCCTGGCGTCAGGATCTGACCAGTGGCATCATGAAGGGTCTCCCGGAAGACATGCGCCGGAAGCTGGAGGCTGATGACTGGTGGGGGAAAATGTATGATCGGATGAGTGAAGAGGAACGAGCCAATCCGGAGATTGCGGCGGCGGCCAAGGAAGTCTACCACAGTATGGTCGAGGGGGCGGCTCCTGGTGGATCGTTCCAGGGACTGGGGGCGGTCTCGAAACAGGCGCAACAACAGGCCTTCAAACAAGACTCTACGATGGTCAAACTTTATGGACTGGCGAAGGAACAGATGGAGTTGTTCCGGAAGTGGGACAAGGAAAAGGCCGACAAGGCCGTGGCCAAACTTGGCCCCTGAGGAGAGTGACTTATGGCAGCAGTTCTGAGTGATGCAACCAAACTATGGGACGGGTACTCCGAGGGACACACCACCTCGGCCCAGACGATCACCGAAACGTATCGGTGCGCGTGGAGTGATCGGACTGCTATACGTTCGTCGTTCATGGGATCGTTCCACTCGGAGTTCGTTTACGATGTCTGCACTGATGTAAAGGTCAGGCCCCTGGGAGATCCGAACACGGTCGCGGGCGGTCCCAAACAAGCACTCCTCACATGCACCTACAAACCGGCGACCTTCGTGACACCGGAGGAGCGGCCGGTTGATACGGATTGGGCCAACTGGACTGAGAACTGGCAAAGCGGCGGCGAGGCCCTCCAGATGGGTAAGGGATTCAAGTGGTCCACCGCCCCGAAATCTGACCTGTCGAAGACCGGGGTCCAGGCCGTTCGGGTGTTCCCCAACGCGGCCCTCTCGATCACCGGCAAAGTGAACACCGTCTCGAAGGCTGATATCCTCTCAACCATCGGAAAAGTCAATTCGACGGCCGTGACCATCAAAGGGTACGAGTACCCCATTGGGAAACTTCTTTTTGAGGGTGCGGATCTCAACGAACAACAGCAAGCCGACGCCTCCGACGCGGCCTACAATGTGACCCTGAAGTTCTCCTACAAACACGTCTCCATCTGGAACCAGATCTGGAGGCCGGACACCTCAAAGTGGGACGGGATCGAGGATCAGGCCGGGAACCCGATGTATTCCGAGGCGGACTTCACAGCGACCCTAGATCCTTCGACGTGGTAAACCAATGCCGACTCAACCAAAAAGATTGGCGGACTGGAAGTCAGGGGATCCCCTCTCGGCCGCGAGGCTGAACGAGGTCCAGCATATTCTCCGGAGTATCCTCCGGGTATCGGCCCCCCTCCAACTACAAAGTCTCACGGGGGGCCTGTACCTGACCATGGACGAGGCCGGTGGGGGTTGGTTTGGTGAGGTTGTCGCGTCGGATCTGGTATCCACGTCGGACTACTCCGACGCGCGGTACTTCGTCAAGCCGGTGGATGCGGCCACCGATGGATCCGGCGATGATGCCATGGTTGCGGTATTCGACGCCGTCTTCCCGGCGGCGGCCGACTCTGATACCATCACGGCCACCAATATCCGAGAACTGGGGAAGGACACACATGGCCTGACCACTGGGGACAAGGTCTGGATCTTCGATGTCCCCCGCACGGGTAACGATGCACTCAACGACCATTTCTTCCTCAAGGACGTTCCCGCCGGGCGGAAGTTCGCATTGGCAAAACAGAACTGGTCCACCAGTATCTACCCCTCGGCGGGCCAGTGCCGGGTGATCCCGATGACTGATGAACAGATCCCTCCGGTCAATTCCGACGGAGAGATCACCGCCTTCATCTTCGGGCCAAGTGATACGAACAGCAGATCCTGGGGAACGCCCAACGTTGTCTCCGGGATGGTCGTGTCTTACACCATGGACGCCAACGGGAAGGCCTGGATCGATTATCCCCCATCGGCCGTCCAGGACGGTGTGGCGGCTCGATCCCTGGAGATGTGGAACGGCCCCTCCGATTCGATGCCCTCCGGGTGGGTGTTCTGTAATGGCCTCCTTGGGACGCCTGATATGCGGGGGCGTGTACCCGTGGGCGTGTGGAGTGACACGGGGGGAATCCCCGCCGGTCTGGCGGCCAGTGACTCGGTTGGGGAGACCGGAGATTACGCCGCGCCGATGGAGGTTGGTGGGACGCCGTTCATGAAGAACGTCTATGTGGAACATGATCCCCACGGCCACACAACCACAACTTGTATTGCCAGCCAACAGGCCTTGGATTTTACATTCGTGTATACAATCAACGCGGCGACCGTGGCGGCCCATTCGGACTGGTACGATTTCCGGCAACCCTACACTGTGGTCGGGTTCATGATGAGATCTGATAACTCGATCACCTGGACAGGAGAGTAGAACCTTGGGAGAGGAAAAATTCAACATCGAGAACGCGGCGGCCTTCGTCAACTGTTTCCCACGGGGCCACTGTGACCCGACGATCCCCGTGTGGTTGATCCAGGCGGGCCTCTCGGCCAAACGATTCATGACGTACTCGAAGCGGGAGTACCCCATCGAGACGTGTTACAATCTCGCCATCAAGGCGGCCATTGAGAATCCGGTCCTGAAGGATGTGGGTTGGTTCATCTTCAGCGACAACGATATGATCCTCGGCGAGGAACTTCAACCCTGGTTCTCGGCCGAGGGTGACGTGGTGGGGGTGACTTACGATATGGGGGATCTCAACCGAACCTGGGGGAGGTCGGATTCGTTTCATTCTGGACTCTGGCGGGCGAGGCGGGATGTCCTCGAAAGGGTTCACGCGCCGTGGTTCGATACGGTCTTGACTGACGATGGGTGTGACATCGACAAATGTTGTTGTGAGTATTTCGCCCGGAAGGTTCGCGCCTACGGGTATACAATCACCCGCGCCGGTTGGGCCGGTCACGGGGTTTCAACAGGTCAGCAAACCTGACCAAGGAGATGACGCCATGAAGAAGCTGACGATCCTCGCCGTTGTTCTCACAATCCCGTTGATCGCGTTATTTGCATGTTCGGACGCCTACCCTTTCAGGCCCGTCGCGGATCAACAGGTCGTCCTGGCCTCTGAGGGGGTCCCTGTGGAACTCGCCAAGGCCGAGGCGGCCGTGGAGGGGGAGGTGTCCTTGGCGCTCGTTAAAGAGGCCAAGGAGGCCTCCAAGGCGGTCGGGAAATACGTCCGGGGCGGGGGCGACTCGAAAAACGTATGGAAGCCCAGCGAGGCCACCAAACAAGTGGCGGGCCTAGTCGTGACGGATCTCCGGAAGGCCATGGAGTTGGAGGAGGGTCCGGAGGCCTCGGCGGCCCTGGCGGCCGCGCACGAGAAGGCGGCCCAGGTCCAGGCCTGGGTGGGTTTCCCGGAGATCCCCCTAGTTCCCCTCGACCCGATCAACAAGGAAGCATTCCTCCGGGTCCAGGCCCAACCGGTCATCCCCACCGCCTCCGACCGGGTCAATGCCGGGATTGACGAGGGAATGGCCTGGGCTGATATAGCGGCCCTGATCGCGTCCGGCTTTGGCGCGGGTGGGGCGGCCGTCGGCCTAATCTACCTCCGCAACCGGAAGCAAGTCCGGGCGGCCCAGGAAGTCCTGAAGAATGGCGTGAAGCCTCTGACCGATGAACAAGCCGACCGCCTCCTGACTCAACTGGAGGAGCGGGCGAAGGAGACAGACAATGAACCTACGAAGGCCTAAACTTTTCATTCTCGCCTTGACCGCCGTAGTGGTTCTGGGGTGCGCCGATACTGGCGCACCCCAGACCGTTGTGGTCCACGTTCCTCCCCGACAGGTCCAGGTCACCGAGTGGCCGGATCAATCGGGGGTCGTGCCTGTGTGGTGCGCTTTCCAGATCAAGGACGCCTGGGCATCCCCTATTTTTCGTGGGTCCGGGACCGTTGTCCGGAAAGAGGGGGGTAAATGGTGGATTCTGACCTGTGAACACGTCATTTCATTCCAATCCCTGAAGTGGGTAGGGGTGACCGGTGTGAAGATCTACTTGGGGAACGGGAAGCGGCTCTGTACGGTATTCCGTAGGGATCCCCTGTCAGACCTTGCAGTCCTGGAGATCGTTGATCCTGGGGCATCCTGGCGGCCCTACCGGGTATCCACGGAGGCCTTGGCCATGGGCCAGAAGGTCTTCTCCCTGGGGGTTGGTCTGGTTCCGCCCCTGGGGGAGGGAGATCCGCCGGTCTATGCCACCCACACCCAACCGGGCCACGTATCCTCGGCAACGGTGGATCCACAGATCCCCACCAATTGTTCGATCAAGGGCGGCTTCTCCGGCGGCCCCCTCCTGAACACCAGGGGAGAACTGATCGGGGTCAACCGCGCGGCCAATGGGCCTGGGTATTCCTACCACATCCCGATCACCCAGGCCATGATCGTCGAGGAGGTCTGGACTACGCCAGCGCGACCTTCCGGCCCGTGATCTTCTCCCGGATCTCGTTGAGGATCTTGTTCTGGCGGTAGCGGGGGATTCCCAGGAACTCGAAGACCCGTTTCCGCTTTGTGACGGGGTTGGTCTTGTTCGGGATGATCAGGCCCTCGGCTCCGTTTGCCATGGCCTCGGCGAAGGCCAAGGCGTCCTTCGACGGGGCGTTGATGAACAGGGCGCTGATCTTGGGGGTGGTAGCGTCAGCGGCGGTCAACCCATCCACGTCGTATTCGTATATGGTGCGGACCCGTTTCCTCATGGCCTTGTCGAGGAGTTTGGAGAAGCATTGGCCCAGGCGGGTGTGAAAGGGGGTCATGAACGAACTACGGGCCGGGTCGAAGTCTTCGACCAGTTTGATGTATACGATCATCCCCTCCTGGACGATGTCATCGTACTGGATCGCGCCGGGTTTGGGCATTCTCGCCCAGCAGTAGTTGGCCTGTTTGTGGACGAGTTTCATGTACGACTCACGGTGTTCCTCGGTTCCGGGTTTGGCGGTGGTCTGGGTCACGGGGCGTTCCTTTGGGTGGTAGACAAACAAGAAGCCGGGAACGAATGGGAAAGGGACGGGAACCCACTCGTTCGACCGGCTTCAAGTTCTGTTTGTCTTGTCGTGATCACTGTGTTGTCCCTTGTGCGTCGGTTCAGTATATCGGGCGGCGGTGAGGTACGCAAGAAGAAAATCAAGAAAGTTTCTCTCAGGCCGGTAGGGCCGTCTGGTCGGAGGTGTCGAAGTCGTAGGAACCTTCGGGGGTTTTGATCTGGACGATCAGGATACCGGCCACGTTGAATGGGTGGATCTCCCGGATCTCGTCCAGGTGGAGGGCCGCCTCCCCGTTCAGGCGGCGGAAGGTGTTGATGGCCTTCAGGGCTTTGGCGATTGAGTATCTCATGTTGAGTCCCTTTCTGG